TAGCTCCTTACGCAATTAAATTACTTCAATTTGCTCAGGATGTGCTCGTTGCTTTCGGAAAGCTTTCTCCTGAAACTAAAAAGTGGATTGTGATTATCTTGGGGATAGTTGCAGCTTTAGGCCCTATGTTATTTATTTTAGGGCAAATAGGTATAGCTGTGGCAGGGCTTGCGGCATCTTGGGAGCTTCTTCTTCCTGCAATTGTTATTATAGGTGCAATTGCTGCTGCACTAGGTGTTCTTTGGCTTCTTTACGATGATTTTGCAGGATATTTAGAAGGAAGAGACAATCTTTTAGGGCCTGTTTGGGAAAAGATGCTCGAGACTATAAATTGGATGATCGATAAGTGGAACTCCATGATGCGATTTTTCCAAGATACTCTTTTAGTTTTTAAAGTCGATGGTGGGGCACTTCTTGATAAAATCAAAGAAAAATTTACTTCTTCTTTTGATAACACAGCAATGGAATCTTTCGCTAAAGCTTTAGGCCAGATTTGGGATTGGCTTGTTAGAATAAATGACTATTTAGGTGTTACTGATAAAATAAAATGGGCTCTTAGTGAAATTAGCGGAATAGGTAATTTTAATAGGTCTGTTGATGCCATTCAAAATCGAGCAAACGAAATTGACCCAAACAGATCAATCCGCGGCGGAACTCCTTATTACGTGAGTCCTTTCAATATTCCTGGACCAGTCGATAAATTTGTTGGGCCTGTAAATAAGAAAAACGACATAAGATTAAATCAGGCAATCAATATCAAAGTTGAGAGCAGTGCTAAGCCTGAAGATATCGCGGACGCTGTAAAAGAAGGAACTCGAAAACTTCTAGGTGAACAATCGAACATTATAAGCGCTGCTGTAGAAGGGGGACAATTAAACTAATGGGACTCTTAGGAATACTTTTCAGACAAAAAAATGTTGTTATCGATGAGAGAACAGAAGGCAACGGTGGATTGCTTGGACAGCTTCAGCAAGGCTTAAATCAAACAATCGGCGGAGTTGCCGGGATAGTGATTGACGCCACTGTTTCCGAACAACACACGACAAGTTGCGATTTAACAGAAAACCCAGTCGAGGAGGGTGCTAAGATTACGGATCACGTTCAGCTTAAGCCAGCTGAGCTTTCAATCGAAGGAGTTATTACAGACACTCCTCTTGGATATGCGGTAATAGGTAACATTCAAAATCTTATTCGAAGTGTATCAACTATTTTCGGTGGAAGTTCTCGTTCGCTTGATGCTTACAACGAACTCACAAAGCTTCAGCAAAGCAGAAAGCCTTTTACTGTACTGACTGGATTGAAGCGCTATAAAAACATGATAATCACAGAGCTTAGTGTTCCTAGAACAGCTCAAACTGGGAAAAGTTTGCAGTTCAAAGCAACTATGAAAGAAATTCGAATAGTTAAAAGTCAAACGACGACTGCTCCTGCAACCTCAACTCCGGCTTTAGCTGGGGCAACAAGAAATGCAGGGCAGCAAGCAAGTAGTGCTGTCCCAGCTACTTCGCCTTACGTAGCAGAAACACCAAGGTCACCTACAACACTAAGAAGTATAGCAAATGCAATACGTTGAAATTTGTATTTTTTAAAGGAATCAATATGCCACAATTTTTTGAAATTCCAATTGTAAGAGAAAATAATGAACCATCGTTAAAGATTAGGACAGTGCTTGAGGATACCGAGTATGTTTTAAAGTTTGATTGGAATACCAGAGAAAACAGGTGGAGCATTTCAATCTATGACTCTTTAGAAAATGCTTTGATTGCTGGACAGGTCATGACGATCAACAATGAGCTCATAGAGAGATTTGAAATTGTAGGATTGCCTCCTGGAAAACTTCTTTTATTCGATACGAGCAAGAAATTTATGGAAGCAACTCTTGAAGACTTGGGAACTCGATGCCGATTGTTTTATTTATCTGTAGCTTAAATTTATGGCCGATTTATATTTAAGAAAAGTAATTTTGGATATTATCCCTGCCACTGGTCAAGTGACTAAGATTGATGGCTTGCGCATAAAATTCACTTGCGAAAAAACTAATGAGGGAAATCCGAACAACTCTAAAATTGAAATTTACAATCTTTCTAAAGATACAAAATCTTTACTAGAAGCAAAAAACACACGGGTTAGACTTCAGATTGGTTATTTGGGAATTCCTGAAAATACTTCGCAAGGTTTAGTAACCGGAGTGAATGGTAATGTCGCGCAAATATTTGTCGGGAATGTAAAAAAAGTGGTTCACAAAATAGAAGGCGATAAAGGTGATATTATAACTACTTTAGAGGTTCAAGACGGCGGTAACAGATATCGAAATGCAAGACTAGACAAGGGTTTTCCTCCAGGAACAAGCTTAAAACAGGTTTATGATGAATTGATTGATGAGCTTGGTCTAGATCAAGGTTCAGTAACTGGAATACCAGATAGAAAATATTCTCAAGGGCTCACCCTTTCCGGTTTAGTAAGAGATCACCTTGATACTTTATCGAAAGCAAATGCGCTCGAGTGGTCTATTCAAGATGAAACACTTCAGATAATTCCTAAAACGGAAGCATCTTCAAATGTAATTATCGAGCTTGATTCAAACACTGGCTTAGTTGGTTCACCAAGCAAGACAGCAAAGGGTGTCGAGTTTACTTCATTAATTCAACCTAATATTAGGCCAGGTATTAAAGTAAAAATAAAGAGTAAGATTTTAGAAGGGATTTTTAAGGTTAGAAAAGTGACTCATGACGGAGATTCGCATCAAGGTGATTTCTTGACTAAGTGTGAGGGCACAAAATGATTTTTGAATTTATAGACGAGCAAGAAGAGCCACAATCAGAAGCGGTTCCGACGCTTCTTGAATCTATTAAAAAGGTAATAAACTCTCACACAATGGAGTTGAGAGTTTCAATGCCTGCAGAGGTGGTTAGGTTTGACCATAAAAAGCAGCAAATTGACGCTAAGCCTTTCTTTAAGAGAAAAAACGCGGACAATACAGTTACAGAGCCTGGAATAATTTATAATGTTCCGGTGGCATTTCCTAGGGCGAATGAAGCATTTATTTCTCTCCCTTTAAAAACTGGCGATTCTGTTTTTTTAATTTTCTCAGACAGAAGTTTAGAAAAGTGGCTTTCGAGTGGTGAAAGAGATGAGCCTGGAGACACTAGAACGCATCATATTTCCGACGCTGTGGCAATCCCGGGTTGCTACCCTTTTTCGGATACGGTAAAAGTAAATAATCCAAACGACATAATCATAAAAAATAAAGACATGGAAATTCGAGTAAAACCGAATGGTCATATTCAGTTTATGAACAGAGGAGTTGAGCTTTTAAAAGTAATTGATGAATATATGACGGCTGATATTCGCGGAAATTACTACGCTAAAGTTGCAATTCAAAAAAAATTGAGAACTTTGCTAGAAAAATAAATCTTAAAAGGATAAAATATCTTATGGCTTTAAGTATACCTAGGCTTGCAGCAGCTATTCAAGCAGCGATGGAAATAGCTTATCGTGTTCCGTCTGGAGCTGATAACGATGAGAATGCTTTTCTTGCTGCTCAGAGTTTAGCTCTGGCCACTGCTATTATAAATGAAATTGTAGGTCATGCTCAATGCTCAGGAACTGATAGCGGAGGAGATTCGCACACTTCAGTGGGGATAATTTAATGAGTAGTTTTCAATTAGACAGAGACGGAGATTTGCTTTTAACGAATAATGCTTTGACTCTAACTACAGGGCTAGAAGCTATTCGTCAGCACTTACAATGCAAGTTTAGGCTTTTTATGGGCGAATGGTTTCTTGATTTAGAAGCTGGAGTTCCTTGGTTCCAAGAAGTTTTTAAAAAAAATACAAGTTTTGTCGTGCTTCAGGAAATTTTTAAAGATACTATTTTAACGACTCCAGGAGTGATTGAGCTAAAAACATTTAATTTTGATTATGACAGGCAGCGACGCGAAGCTAGATTAGATTTTCAAGCTCTTACAAAAGAAGGGCTTATTGATTTTACTCAAGCCGTAGATGTCTAAAAGGAGTTTTTAAATGGCTTTCGGACTTACTAATGCAGGCTTTGTTCCTAAACGCTTGCCAGATATTAAAGAGGAAATCGAATCGGCAATGCGCTCAACTTTTGGGCCTGGAATCAATTTACTTCCTACTGAGTTGCTTGGTGAAATAATAGGAATTTTTTCAGAGCGTGAAGCCTTGATTTGGGAAGCTGCAAAAGCTGTATACGATGCTTTTTACCCGGATACTGCTAGCGATGTGACATTAGACAACGTTGTTGCAATCACTGGGATCAAAAGACTTCAAGCTACTAAAGGAACAGGATCAGGAATTGCTTACGGAACTTTAGGAACTGTTATTCCAGCGGGATCAATTGTTTCAGTTGCAGGAAATCCTACTGCTAAGTTTCTGACTGTGGCCGCTGCAACAATTGGAGCAGGAACAAATGAAGTTCAAAGAATTCAATTTTCTGCTGTTCCTACTAGCGGATCATGGACTTTAATTTTTGATGGGGATGAGACTGGAGTTTTGGCTTTTAATGATAATGCCGCAGCTGTTCAATCGGCTTTAAACTCATTACCTGGACTTTCAGGGGTTGTTGTTACTGGAAACTATACTTCAGGATTTACAGTGACTTTTGCCGGCGCTGATGGAGCTCAAAATCAAAATCTTATCGTTGCAGGATCAAACACTCTTACCGCTTCAAGCATTCAAGTAAATCTTTCATTTTCAACTACAACGCAAGGTGTTCTTCCTAATGTAACTATTGGGTTACAAGCTCAAAATGCAGGAGCGATTCAGGCTTACGCAAATACATTGACCACAATCGAAAGCCCAATTGCTGGATGGGCTTCTTTTAATAATCCGACCGATATTACTCCAGGTAAAGCGATTGAAACAGATTCAGAGCTTAGAACACGAAGAAATAGGACTCTTGCAACTGCAGGAGCTGGAACTGTTGAAGCGATAAGATCAAGGATTTTAGAAATTGACGAAGTTGAAGATGCAAGGGTTTTTGAAAACGATTCAGATGTTACAGACGTTTTCGGTCGTCCTCCGCATTCTTTCGAGGCTGTTGTCTTAGGCGGAAACAATCAAGACATTGTGAATACAATTTGGCAGGTAAAACCGGCAGGAATTCGATCTTACGGCGACCTTTCTTACCCAATTATTGATAGCATGGGTTTTACTCATATTATTCAATACTCCACTCCGACTGAAATTCCTATTTATGTTACTGCCACAATTAGAACTGGGCCAGATTTTCCAGTGGGTGGAGCTGCTGCAATTAGGCAGGCAATCGTTGATTACTCAATTGTGCATTTTGGAATAGGTATCGACGTTATTATGATAAAACTTTTTTCCGCGATTGAGGACATTGACGGAATTCTTGATGCAGATTTCCTTTTAGGAACAGCACCAAGCCCTACTTTAGATGCAAATATAAATATCAATGACGATGAAATTTCAGCTTGGGACACAAGTAGAATTGTGGTGAACTTGATATGAGTTTAACTAGAATTCCTTCACATATTAGCGCGGCAATTGATCGCCTTGCTAGTCAATTTAAGACAAAAACTAGGATTAAAGGTCTAGTTACAAATTTAATAAGACCGCTTGATAATATTGAAGATGAGCTTTTTAGAATTTTAAATTTTCGTTGGGTTGATACGGCTACAGGAGTGCAACTTGATGGAATGGGGAAAATTGTAGGTGAGAGACGAAAAGGAAGAACAGATGAAGCTTATCGATTGGCCATTCGAACAAAGATTGCGATAAATATTTCTAAAGGAACACCCGAAGAGGTAATCGCAATATTTGGATTACTTACTGGATCTACAGATACTAGAATTTATGAGTATTTTCCAGGAGTAGTCGAAATTTATGGGAATAGAAACTTTGAATTCGAATATGATTTTTACGGGCCTGATTCTTTTGCTTTTGCTGGTGGTGTTGATGGCCTTGGTTTTGGTGATGTCTTTGATCCAAGCATAGGCGGTGTTTTTGCTCGATTGATACTTCACGACGTTGCAGCGCTTTATAGGCTTATGGATAGTGTTTTGGCTGCAGGTGTTAGACTTGATCGAATGGGTTATTTTGAAACTGGAGGATTTTCTTTTGAAGGAGATCCACTAGGTTTAGGATTCGGTGATATTTTTGACGCGACAATCGGAGGCGGCTTTGCTAGGATTGTCCTATAACTTTTAGGGGAAAATAAAATGAGTAAACCACAAAAACCGACTTGGGGCTACGGTGACCCGAGTTATGCTATCACTCCTTCGGCTGGTAAACAGGCTGTTGGTTGGCTTCCAGGAGAAAAGCCTCCTTATCAATATATGAACTGGATTCACTTAAGAAGTGGTGAATGGTTCACGTATCTAGAGAATAAAACTGAAACTATTTCTCCGACAATGATAAGAAGCAATTCGACTTTAAGCTGGAACGGTTCAACCATTACTTACACTCAGCCTATAGATATTTCTTTCCGTGTTACCACTGGAGAGCAAATAAATAGAATAGGTGTTTCTGCCTCTCCTATTACTTTGCTTGATGGCCAAGTTTTAGTTTTTATCAAAGATAAAACTAATGCTTCTCCTGTAACTTTAGCAGCTGGAACTTATTCAAGTTTGATTGCTGGCCAATATGCAATTTTAAACGAAAGCACATTGACTGCTGTTTCCCAAGAAAATGAAGTGGTTTTATTTAGGCGCCGCGGCTCTGATTTAGAAATCCCTATTTCAGGAGCAATTTATCCTACTGGATCTACAATTACTTTAGGAAATTATTCTTTGCCAGCAGGTGGAATAACAATTGATGCTTCTCAGGTAGTATCAGGAACTTTTGCGAATGCTCGAATTGCCGCTTCTAACGTCACTCAACATCAAGGATCACTTTCTTTAGCAGCTTCACAAATTACTTCTGGGACTTTTGCAGATGCAAGAATTGCAGCATCTAACGTTACACAACATCAAGCAGCTTTATCTATAGCTGCATCACAGATAACTTCAGGTACTTTACCTGTTGCAAGAGGAGGCACTGGAGTAACTTCTTCTACAGGAACTGGAAGTGTTGTTTTAAATAACAATCCAGTAATGGGAAAAATTTTATTTGGAACAGCAGATTACCATCCTACATCTAACGTAAATGCACTTACTGCTGCAAATACTGTGAGTTGTCATGGTAATGTAAATGCGTCTGGAACTATTATTTTTGGTGAATATAATTGCGCTTCTTCAAGTAGAATTGGCGCTGGTCATTATAGAATAAATTTCGATGGAAGTATAACTTCAGCAGGTAATACAACTGCGATTTCTTCAATATCTACAGTTACTGTTGCTCCAAACGATGGAAGAATTACAGACACAGACATTATTCAAGTCGGTGCAACTGGAGTTTCAATAGATGTTACAGCTAGAGATTTTTCTGATGTCTTAAAGGATGCGTCAATTTCTTTTGCTGTTTTTGGCGGTGCATAATTATTTTTAGGAGAATCTATGAGATATGTTAGAGTGTATACTGGAGAAAATGATCAAATAATTTTAGAATCTTTTAGAGAAAACTTTACTCTACAAGAAATTCAATCCTTTCAAATTCCTGATTTTGCACAAGGATTAACTCCAAGTATAAAGCAAATGTGTAATTTGAATCACAATGAGCATAATGGTTCTTGTTGTGACTTTCCTCCAGTAGATCATATTGATAAATGGTATTTGGATCAAAATGGAAATATTCAAATAGATAATTCTTGGGATTTAAAATTGATGCCAGTTAGTGTCATATATGAAAAAAATAATAAAATAAAAAATGATATAATTGACAATGAGCTAAATCAAGAAAATCCAGACGTTATAAGTCTTATAAGATCAATGAGAAGCAAAGAAAAAACAAAACTTGGTGCAAGTTTAAATGCAGATCAATCAGATATTAAAAAACTTTATGAAGAAGCATTATCAAACTTAGATTACAGAGTTTCAAATGGTGAACCAGACAAGCCAGTAATTCGACAAAAACTTGAAGCTAAAATAGCTTCTTTTGAATAGAGGCAATTATGAAAAAAAAATCTAAAGTAAAAAAATTCGATGTTCTAACTAAAATTATTTCAACTGATAGCGAAGACAAAATAGCAGATCTTAATCATAAAGAAATTTGCGACTTACAAGAGAAAGGTTTTAAGCCTTTGAGTATTGCCGCTGTTCCATTCGAATATTATCCAGAGGAAGATTTTAGATCAATAGTGACTTATGTTCAGCCTCACTTTGAGGAAGAAGTTGAAGGAGAAGAAAGTGGAAAATAACACTGAAAATAAAGTTGAAATTCAAAAAGTAAATCTAGATTTTGACGCAGATGAAGTAAATTTTTTGGTGAGTGCTTTAGATTTTTTGAACAGATCCGAAGGATTAAAAGTTGCTCGTGAATGTGTTTATTTACAAGAAAAACTTTTAAGTAAATTCTCTATGGAGAAAAAGAATGAATAAAATATTTATTTCAATTTTTATTCTGCTTTCTTTTGTTGGAGTGTGTTTCGCTCAATTTCGTCCTCCAATAAATGGAAATGTTATCTTGGGAACTTCTCCATCAAGGTTGCCTAATTTTGAAGTTTATAATTGCACTTTGCAAGCACCGTCCGGAAACACAGGTGCAATTTATGTGGGTGGTAGTATTGTGACAAATGGTGGCGGAGGTAACCCAGGAATCGCTTTAGGCGCTGGATCTTCAATAAGTAATATATCTGTAAACAACGCAAACTGGCTTTATGTTGTTGCAGATAATGCGAATGATCGGGTGATTTACTTATGCAATTAAAAAAAAAAATTAAAAACTTAGCGCTTTTTTTACTAATAGTATTCTCAGCCTCTCGAATTCACGCTGATTCTGGTTTAATCATAGGCGGTGGAAGCGGTGGAGGAGCTGGGCCGACTTATACTAATGCAACGCCTACCCCACTTCCTTTAGGTGGTATTCCAGCTGGAACAACTTTCACTGCACAAACAATGCAACAAATGTGGGATAGGTTGCTTTATCCTTATCTTGCTCCTGCTGTTGCATTGAATACTACTCCTGCAACTGGAGTTTATGAATTTGGAAATCCTCAAGCTCCTGTAAATCTAAATGCATCGACCACTAGAAACACTAATCCTATCACTTCTGTTGTATTTCAGCGAAGCGATAACGGCGGCCCTTATTCAACTATTCACGTTCAAGCTTCACCTATCGCCGGCGGCGGATCAGAAAATTATATTGATGTTACTGGAGTCGGTGGATTCGGTTCAACAAACTATCGTGTTCAAGTCGGTGATGGAACTGCCACAACCACTTCGACTGTAAGAAGCTACACTTATGTTTATCCATTTTACTTCGGTTCTGGCGCTCCAGGCTTGACTGGTGCTCAAATTGGAGCATTGCCTAAAATCATTGAAACTGTCGGAGATAAAGTAAGGCCTTTTTCTCCTACAGTGCAGGTTTTTTATTTTGCTTACCCTGCAGGATATCCAGCTTTGACTCGTATTCTTGACCCCAGTTCTTTTGATATTACAGCCGACTGGACAATCCGAAGCGTTACGATTACCGGTCTTGATGGTACACCGCAAAGCTACCGAGTTTATGAGTACAACAATTTGACTACTCAAACAGCATTCAACATTACTTTCGATTTTTAGGAGTTTGAAATGTCTACACCACTAGCGGGTAATTTTGAAGTAAATGCAGCGCTTCCTCTGGATGAGAAAATAAATAAAGCAACATTGGCCGCAAGAGATGCAATTCCTCCAATTCAGCGATATCGCGGGATGATTGTCACCGTTAAAGAGAATGACACAACTTATAGGCTTGGTGCCGGTTTGACGAATGCTGATTGGAATGTTTTTGGCGGTGGTGTAGGCGGTGGAACTTGGACACCTTTAGGCGTTACAACTGCAGGAGCAGGAGGTATCGCGGCAGGCGTCGATCTTGGAACTTCCCCAGTAAACACAGAGACTACTCTTAGAGACATATTTTTTCCTTATACTCCTCCTTCTGTAAGCCTAGGAATTTCACCGGCTACGACTCTTAGAGAGTTCGGAGATAACGTCACGAATCCAGTTTTGACTCCGACCACGACTCGAGGCCG